CGACGGCAACAACACCGGATAATAAACTACCATCACCAATAAATTGTTGTGCTGTTACAATACCAGTTGCATTAAGACTGGTTGCATCTAACACTGTTACTGTTGATGCACCTGATACAAATACGTCTTCAGTGACAAATAAGTCCGCAGTTGATACAATACCACTAACTTTCGCAGTTCCTCTTACATCAAGAAACTCGGTCGGAATAGAGGTGCCAATTCCGACCAGTCCATTTGCATCTACAATAAAGTTGTCGTTATCAACCTGAACACCATTACGAAAATTAAAAGACTTTCTATAATTTGCCATCTACTTGTGCATCTCCATGGAGTTATTTATCTGATAATTTTTGCTCTAGAATTTCAACTTTAGCTGATAATTCCTTAACTGCTTCAATAAGTAGTGCAGTGAGTTTGTCATATTTGACTGCCATATAACCGGTCTCTCTGATAGTAGTGAGTCCGGGAAGTCCAAGAGCAGCAATTTCTTGTGCGATAACACCCGTATCTTCACCTTCATGAACACCACCCTCAATCCAGGTGAATGTATTACCACTGATTGAACGAATCTTGGCAAGAGGTTCTTTAATCGGTGTAATATCTAATTTTAATCTTTCATCAGATGAGAAGAATGCGGTGATGTCATCAGTGACTGTTAATGTTCCGGTGATGGCAGTGTTGCTCTGTAATGTAGATGTGCCACTAACAATCAAGTTGTCATCAATTGTTGTTGTTCCACCAGTAGAATCAAGAGTTAAATTGCCAGATGCAGTATCAATTTCTCCATTGCCACTTACACCAATTCTAATCTCATCAATGTGTGCCTCGGAGAATGGTAATGATGCAGTGCCAAGATAAGCACTATCGGCACCACCATCTGGAACAAGACCAGTATTAAATTCTGCCTGTCCTGCAAATATTGATGTCGAAGAAACATTCAATGTTCCGTTCAAATCTAGGTTGTCATTAATTTCAACTTCACCAGAAGCAGAATTGAGGATTAAATCGCCCGTGGTGGTATCAATCGTATTGTCATTGGTAATTGCAATCTGAATATTACCGAAGGTAGCACCAGCACCAGTGATGTTATAATCAAAACTTGTATTGCCATCAACATTTAAGTCTCCGCCAACATTCAAGTTTTTACTAATACCAGCACCACCATCAACGACAAGTGCTCCAGTAGTCTTGGTTGTTGATTGTGTAGTGTTTGCAATCTTGACTGGACCTTTTGCAGTTAAATTATCTTTAAAGGTGACTTCTCCATTAAGTGTAACCGGACCATCAAATTGTGAAAGAATCTGTCCCGAATCTCCACCCTCAACTACAAGATTATTTTTGACGATAACTTCATCAAAAACTACACTGAGACTAGATGGATCTTCGCCAGTAACTGTTGAAACTGGAATGTCATAAGTTTTTTCTTCGCCTGTTGAAGATGATGTTCTTCTGTTTCCAATATAAAAATCACCCTTGTTATTCATACCTGTATAAACAACAATACCACCCCTTCTTTCCTGCGCCTGAGAGAGGAATTCTTCGGTCTCACTCAGGGTTCTATCCTGAACCTGTGGAAGACCCGTTGAGTAGTTACCAGGACCATATCCAAGATATTCAAATGTATGACCTGATGCACGAATGATAGATGGTCTGCGGAATTCAATCGCGATTGGATCTACTTTATTCAGTAAAGAACCAGAATCATGAGTAGAGATTCCTGTGCCTAATGCTCCTCGTGCCACAGTTATTTCATTGCTACCAGTACCAGTGATGGTATCAGTTACAACTCTCATAATCTCTTCATCAACCTGAAGGTATGAACCGAGAGGGAATCTCTTAGTGGTTGCAATACCAGAATAAGGCGAAGCTACTTGTAACTTAGTATCGCCATTAAATCCACCAAGTGTTAGAGACTCGGTATCAAATAGAGAGACGCCACGAGCATCAATATTCTCTTCAGTTGGATCCGATATGCCATCATTTGATGACATGCCATGCTTGAGAATATATTCTGGAATCAATTCTGTATTGGTGGTGGCAGTAAATGTATTGACACCAACTCTAGACTTAACCAGATAATCTCCAAGATTATTATTGCTACTATCAAGAACTCTGAACCTACTTCCTGCAACTAATCCGTGAGGAGTGGAGCAGTTAAATTGTTGAACTCCTGTGGTAGAGTTATATGTATTGGATGAAACTTTTCCTGTTGGAGCAACAATATAAACATATTGTCCGGGAATACTTTCAGGGTCTCCTGCTGTTTTTGCAATAGAAACTTTATCTTTGGCAGGAATACCAGTAGTTCTATAGAGACCAAATGCAGTTGTTCCAATACCAGTAACCTGAACAACGGCACCATCAGTTGCAGAAAGACTACTGGCAGATAATCCTCTTTGAGCAACGGTGATTGTTGCATTAGCAGATCCACCAATTACTGCGGTGTCAAAGAATAATGTGGCACCAGCTTGATAACCAGAACCAGGTGATTGAATATTCATGCTGACAACAGCACCACCAGATACACCGACGATGGCAGTGGCACCATTCCAACTGGATAATCCAACCTCATTAAAGAGTTTTACATTATAGAATGTGCCATTTGTATGACCAGAACCACCAGTAATTGCACCCTCATGAGTCACAATTCCTGATAAACCATGATTTCTAGTGAATGTTAGTGTGGCAATACCTGCAACAACACTCAAATCCGACTCGGCAGATACTTCTAGGTGCTTTCTGAACTTCTTATTGAATGAGTCAGTAGATTCTTTTGTGATACTCTTCTTGAGATCATTAGTTTGAACTTCCCCAAGTGGTTCTCTCAGTGCAAACGACTTAGCAGATTGTGGATTATCATTGACATTATCTCTATCTAACTGAGGATAGAGGTCAACAACATTTTGATTATATTCGTAATTTGTAAATTCAGTCGGAACACTGAGGTTTGCATTTAGTGCATACAGATGATAGATTCCGTCCTGAACATCTTGAATATAGTCAGTAATGATTTCATTTCTATAAACGAAAAGTTTATTCTGTAAATCATTTACCTCATATCTCGGCAGAGATGTTGTTCTGTTAGTTAAATCATTTGTTAATGCAGGTCCAAGAGATGCACCTGTTTCATAGGTGAACTCCATATCATTAGGAATTGATACAACGGTAAATGTTCCGTTATATCCACTATTAGCAGTGCCAACAGTATTGGATGTATCTTGTATATTCTTGGTAATGATTACATCACCAACAGATACGTTATGTGGCAGTTCAGATCTAACAGTTACTGTTCCACCAGAGAATGTGCAACTACCAATGAATCTTGAATTTTTGTTGAAATCGTAATCATCTATTGTAATGGACGAGAGAGATGCATCGGCATCAGTTCTTAGTCCAGTTGTGCTAGATTCTTGAAGAATGAATCCACTTTCGGGATTCTTTCCATTAGAAACCTCTTTTGGAATTACAACTCTAAGTTTGTAAATCTTTTCATCAAGACTTCTAGTATCTGATATTCTCTTTAAGAATGAAACTTCTGTTCTTGAATCTAAACCATTATTAGTTTGAACACCAACCTGAGTCAGAGCATTATAAATGTCACTGCCTGCATTGGTATTAATATACCATTGACCTTGTGTAGAGTCATACTGGACCGGATGACCAATGTCTCCTGCATCTTTATCAGATACTCTACTTAAAATTACAAGGTTTGTTCCGCCATAAACTGTAATTGGAGTTCCATTAACAGATGCTGCATAGGAAGATGCCAATTTAATATTGTTATTATCTCCACTATCAATTACATAGTAAGTTCTTTCTGGAGTAAGATTTTCTGGTAAGTCGGCATCATCACTCTTGATAATAATTTTCTCACCAGTTGATAAATTATGAGCACCGATTGCAAACTGATTTGATGTTGGACCTGATACTACTCTATATTCTTTAACACTACTTGTTTCCTCATCACTCATCAAAATTCTTGCTTCACTTACACCATAACCTGTAACGGCACTGAAGTCTACACTTAATACATCTTCTACTTTTGCACCAACTCTAAAACCTTGAGTGAGAATTGATGGTTTGATGTCTGCTTCTGTGAAACCAAAGAGATATAGTCTTTTGTTATTTGCAACAGAAGTTGTGACACCAACATCAATTGTTTGCCAGTCAATATTTTCCTCTGAACTTGTAATTGCTCTAGGAGCAATGATATTAGTGATAAATCCTTTGTTGTCTTTTGCAAATGCTTCTTTCTTAAATCCTGCGGATATAAGAGCTAGTTGTCCAAAGTTTGAGTTTGAGTTGGTGATAGATGCATCACCACCAGTATCAGCAAAGAAATGTTTGTTATATCCAATAGCAAAGACAGAAACAATCTGAAGGATTGCATCATTTACCATTGAAATGTGTGTGGTCTCCCAATCCTTTCTATAGACGGCACCTGAATCTAGATGATAAACAGTGCTGGCATTGGTAGATGATGATTGTGTGGATAATGCAGATCCAGTTACTTTACCAATACCAATGCCTTCATATGTTCTATTTGACTTGCTATACTTTACAAAGGCACGATCATCTTTTTGAAGACTGACTCCAGTAAATTGAGCCACAACCATCGAACGGAAACCAGATGCCTTAGCACCATCGGCTTTCATTCCGTTCATGCCAAAAACAGAACGCAGAGAGATATTAAAGATATATGGTGATGCACCAGTTACAGTATCAGTTTCAATCGT